CCTCAAGCTCCTGCTTATCTACAGCCTTCAATAAATCGTAGTAGTTATTACCTAGGGCAGCTATGGCTAGTACACATAAGGCTATAATCCCCTCTAAGATACGCTCCTTTATCATTTCTTAGCGCCTTTCTTCTTACGCCCACCAGTAGAGCGATTATCTGCACGGTTAGCCTTCTTAGACTTAACCCTCAGATTACCATTTGAGTTATTAGAAGTGTTCTTATCCTTATGGTCAACGTCTTTCCCGTCACCCTTAGACACCTTACCTTCCTTCTCCATCTTAGCTCTAGCAGCGTTACGTTGTGCTCTACGCTTCTTCTGCTCTGGTGAACTATTGTACGCTCGTTGTTGCTTACTACGTTTGGTAGCTGTAGCTTTTGTTTGACCCTTCTTAGCCATTGCCCTTTCCCCTTAATATTTGAATAAAACCTTTAAAACCTTTCCATATCTCATTTGGGGAAGGTAGTAACCAGCCCAACACCATCAATAGCATAAACTCTATAGGAACCTCCTGTGTATTATTGGTCGTAATACCTCCTGAGACGCTATCTACGGAGAGTTGTTGGCTATCCCCTATACTACCTACCACTGACTCTTGTTTATCCCCTAGCGTAGCTTCTACGCCCAATGAGGGAACCCCACCACCTATGAATGGTAATGAGGAACACCCACTAAACGTTATAAGAAAGAGAGCAAAGGAAATATATTTTAATTTTTTGTACACAAAACACCTCTAATTGTGGTATAATAGTATATACTAGTAAATACTTAATCTATTACTCTCTACTATATTTAATAATAGCATCATGTAAAGCTTCCAATCTCCTAGTAACTCCATCATCACCTTTCTTCTTACGTTTAATATATTCTTGGTTATTTAATAACTCCTTAGCAGCCTCCTTATACTTACCAGAGTTTAATAACTTCCTCATATTAGGGGACTGTTGTAAATCCCCCCTGTATGTGATTTGTACTAACTCAGCCTGTAGGTACTCTGGCATACTATCGAAATCCTTAACTAAACGTCTAGCATCTTGCTTGTGGGATTCAAATGTCTCTGAGAATGTTTTTCCACTCCACTTACCAGTTTGTCCAACACCACTAGTTTGTATCCCTTTATCATCCTTATAATCCCCAGCAACGTATCCCTCCTCCTCCACTACCCTACGCTCCGCTAAGGATAACTCCTTATTAGATAACTCAGACACCCTCTTCACTGCTTTAGCGCCTAGGTACACTTTAGGTTTGCCAGATTGGTCTTTCTCTGTAGGCCAACCAAAGCTTGACTTAGGAGTGTTTAAATCTTTCTCAAGTTCTAAGTCCCTAGCTTTCCTTTCCTCTATATCAGTGAAAGTCTTACCTAAAGCAGCTTCTCTCTTAGAGCGCAACCCTTCATCAAGTATTTGCTCTTTAGACACACCCTTTGGAAGTATTGGAGAGTCTGAGCTACGGACAGCTTTTAACTGTGAGAAGTCTATACTATATTCTGTAGGACTATCTTTTATAACAGTGGGCTTTGTAGCTGCATCTGCAATAACAGGCTTTACTTTTTTGAAATCTATATTAGCTCTTACAGGCTTTACCTTGCTAAAGTCTATCATTTCACACCAACAACCTTACCACCTTTAATAGTGAATACCTGATTGCCATCCGTATAATCCCCATCTTCATACGAAGTCAAATCTACATTTTGCTCCTGCGCCTGTTTATTCAACTGGGCTATAGGGTCAATGCTATCATTAACTTTAGGGGCTGGTTTAGCTGGCTCTTCTTGTGAACGTAAACCAAACACACTATCTACGTTATCATTTAAGAATTGCTTATAGTTAGTGCTCCCCTCTAAGTGTGCCCCCAATCTCACCATCTCATTCATAAGTGGTGATACCTCCTTGTTCAAACCCCTTAAACTATTAATCACTTCACTCTTAGCTACTGAGTCTAAGTTCTCTAGTCCCTGTTTCATTTGGAAACTAATAGTGCCATTACTGGTATCTATATCTACGTAATCCATTAGTGGAACTTTCTTAGTGGACTTAGCAGTAGAAGACCTATTAATGTATGAACTAGTAAGTGGGCTTAGGGATGTGTCTATCTGGGTCACTACAGCCTGTTCTAAGCGTGTTCTTAGCTTAGGCATAACCTTATCAGTGTACTCCATCTTAATCACTTCCTTGGCCTTCCTAGACGCATCTGGAAGCATCCCACCAGACTTCTCTACCTGTTTACCCATCTGTGGGTTAGCAAAGAACGTTACAAAGTCTTTTAAGTCTTTAGGAGACGTAATCTTAAGTTGGTTCTCATACACACCATTTAGTAAACTATTGACAGACGTATCTAAAGCTCCTAGCTCTGCCTCAGACAACTCAGCAGGGTTAGAGTTGAAAGTTTTAACCTTATTCATAAGAGCTTCATACCCAACTTTAGCAGACTCTTTATCAGTAAATGGGTCGGGATTGTTAGGTGTGGTCTTATCCATAGACAGTAAATACTGGGTGGCTTTAACATTTAGCTTCTGTAAAAACCCTACATTTTGATTATCTACTAAATTAGAAAATGCTACTAAGGGGGCCATTTCAGGGTCTTCTAAGATAAGACTTTCCTGTAGTGCTAGGGTGCTCTTATTTTTATTCTGTAGGGCTTGTAAGCTAAAGTCCCCTTTAATCATAGCTGTAGCATTATCATATAACGTTTTAACACCAGCACTTTGACCAGAGATAAACTCACTACCAGCATAAGCCCCAATCTGCCCTGCTGTAACAGATGTAGTCTCATATAGAAGGTCTAACTCAGCTTTGGCTTGAGCTGCATCCAACTCCCCCTTTTCAAACTTCTCAGCTACAGTTTTAGCCTTTCTACTAAAGTCTGCTGTAGTTGAACGGAAGAACCCAACTAAGGCTTTCTGTGACTCAACCTTCTTAGTTGCAGCATCTACCCCTTGTTGCTTACCAACGTAGTCTAGTTCAGCTACACTACGCTTAATTCTAAGGTAGTCATTGACCCCCTTCTGCTTCTCTTCTTCTGTGAATGAAGGCAGTACAAAACCAGCATCACTAGCAGACTTAGCGTTAGAAGCTGCTTGTTGTTCCTCTGGAGTACCCTCAGCTAGGGCCTTACCTAGGCCAGCAATAGAGGAATAGTCCTTACGTATCTTAGTGAAGTCATCAACTAAGGAGGGGTACTTTTCCATATACTGCATAGTAAGCCTATCAGCTTTACTGCGTAACATAGAAGTGTTAACCCCTTTACCTGTCCTAGCAATGTTGCTTAGGTACAGCATTTCCTTAGCATATTCACTCTTAGCCTTGTCAGTTTGTTGTACAGCACTAACCTTAGCTTCAGCTACATTCTTCCTTCCGAAGAAGTCAAGGAGCTGTGAAGCCCCCTGAGCCACTGCTGGGGCTAACTGTGTTGCTGTTGATGGGGATTGCACATTAGTCGCTTGTACAGGCTGACCACCCCCAGTTTCAATAGTTGGAGAAAATAATCCAGCCATTAGTTATACCCCTCTCTGTTAATTTTATCTGCAAGTTCCATCTCTTGTAATAAGTTACTTTTAGTTTCCTCATCGAGTGGAGATGCTTGTATCATATTCTTAAACTCATCTGCTGTGCTGATACCCATCAGGCGTCTAGCAGATTCATAGAATACTGTATCACCATCTTGTGCATCTTGCTCTAGCTTTTGTAGCAACATCTCATTAAACCTTTGTGGGAACTGTTGGAAGTGTACTAAGGCGCTATTAATCATCCTAGACTCAAACTCAACATCATTATTGGCAATACCTAACTTGGCAGCAATACGTTTGTTTTCACTATACCATTTGTTAAAGTCGTCCTTGAAGTCTTCACTCTTGCCATAGCGTAACTTGTCAAATATATACTTCTTAGTTTCTTCCTGTGTGGGGAAGCCAAATAGTATTGCTATAGACTCAGCTTTGTTTACGTTAGAAAGTTTACCAGTGCTACTCATCTTCTTACCAACCTCATTAGCGTATGACCACTTCATGTAGTTAGAATAGCCAGATGATACACTCATAAACCCTTCCGCTACCTTAAGGAAGTCTTCTGGACTTTCTGTCTCATCCTCTGCTAAGTTAAAGAATCTAGCTGCCCCCATAATGGCATCTCTCATCCTTGGGTTGTGCCCAAACATAAGACCCATAGAAGCTGTGTTAGCAAACCCTTCGCCAATACCACCTGTCCATAACTCTGTTAACGTCTCATACATACCATACATATCTAATGGGGCTAGACCAGAGAAATCTATTCTAGTCTTTTCGCCAGTAACCGCTGTTAGGCTAGCGTTAAGAATATAACTCTCAAGACCAAACACTATAGCCTCTTTAAGTTCTTCATTCTCAATCATAGCTAGTATAGGAGCAAACGCTGTGTACATAACTGCTGGTGGCAATGTGAACTGCATTAAAGAGAATGCTGCTATACGAGCTTTCTCTGCACCAGTCAAATTCCTATTGCTAGTAACTTGTAACATGGCTTTGTGAGGGGCTTGCATAAATTGCATAATCAATGACATTGAGTTCTGGTTATAAGGCATATCACCAGCAAAGTTCATACCATAGGTAAAGTCCCTAGCTAGCGCAGCCACCTCAGCTTGTACATCTGAGCGTGAGAAGTCTTTACCAGCTTTAATGGCTCTGTCTCTCATAGTAAGCCAAGCAGTCATCATGTTGATGTTTTCCCCAGCATCAAACCCCACCTTACGTGGAGCTGATAATATCTTCGAGGTAACACGCTTAGCCTTACTCCCAACACTCCAAGAGTCAGCCATTTGAGTTAGAGCGCCCTGTATAAGAGCATGTCTGTCTACGTTAGCTGTTAGTCCTGAATCATCAAATGCTTTTACTAACGTATCCATTTCCTTCCTGCTAATACCTAACATCTTACCACTTAGGTTTTTAGCACCTTCATCAGTTAATTTACCAATATTACCAAAATACTTAGCTGCTATTTCTTTGTGCCCAAGTTTGTAAAGTAGTAAATCTGATGTATCCCTAACCAATCTTGTAGTAGCATACTCAGGAGCAAGGGCACTCAGCATAATCATCTGGTGTCCTTGTACAACGAATTGTCTAAGTGGGTTAGTGGCTAGTAAAGCTTGGAACGCTATATTCTTAGAGAAGGCTACAGGATTCTGTTTAGAAGCCCACATTAGAGATTTCTCCCCAACAGCACTCCTAGTGCCAACTGTCTCAGCTAGTCCACGTAATGTACTCTTAAATATCTCGTCAATACCATTAATGTAAGCATTCTCTAAGTAGTTAATATACTCCCAAGTTTGTCTAGCATCTTGATACATTCTCTTATCAGCAATATCAACATAGTTAATGTCATTAATGTTACTAGGGAATGTGTATCTGCCATACTGCTTGGGTAGTACGCTACGGTATGTTTCAGTGAATCTACGCTTAGTAGTCTCTAGGTAGTCTCTGTAGCCAACACGGTTAGCTATGTTACGAGCTGCTTCAATCATAACCTCTACTGGGTCTTTAACGTACTTCTCGTTAACGTCAGTAGTGCCAGAGGAATCTCTCAAACGCTTACCACGGAATCTCTGTGGTGTACGCCCATTATTAATAGCTACGTTAATGTAGTCATCTTCTATTGTGCGTGTTGAGTTACGGTCAGCTCTAGTAATAAATCTAGCGTTCTCTGCTTGGGCAGAAGCTCTTTCTACGAATTGTTTAGATTCAGCTTGACTACCAGCAGTTGCCACTGTCTCTGTGCGAGTAACATTCCCAGCATCATCTAATATCTCTTTGTCAATAAACCAAGGTGAGTCATACTTAACTGTGTAATAACCGTGTCTGTAACTTAAGATGTGGTCACTTTCCCTAATACGTCTAGTGTAGCTTTCAGTACTCTGTGGAACAATCATTTGCTCTACAAACTTACCATCAATCTCTACTGCTGTACGTAGCTCAGAGATAGTACCACCATTTTCATACAACTGAGCTAAGTCTTCATCTGAGTATCGTACCAGTGAGTCTGTAGCTGAGTCATAGAACTGTCTGCTCTTACCTACTTGTCCACGAGCCATAGGACGAGCTATTAGTGTGCTAGCTCCGTTATCCCACAACTGCCAACCTTGTGCAGATAACTTACGTGTCATGTCAGAGTTCTCTAAGACATACATAGTGTCCCAGTAGTTCTTCCACTCTTGTAAAGCATCTATCTCTTTGGTGTTAAACCCTCTACCTTGCAGGTATGTTCTATTAAACTTAATACCCTTGTGGTTAGCTTCCTTTACGTACTCGTGTACGCTAGCCTGTGAGGTTTTAGGAAGCTTTAGGTACACTGCATCAAACTCTTTAGAAAGTTCCACCAGACGCTTCTCAATGGCTGCTGAGCGGTCTTCTGAACGTAATGCCCCTTTACTAATCTTAGTGTCGAACAAACTAGAGGGGTCTTTAATCATCCTAGTTAAGTTAATATTCTGCCCAACAGTAATCTGACCAATGTGTCTATCAAATAAGTTTAGGTTTACGTCACTAGTTTCAAAGTTAGCTACGTCTAATGGGTTGTATTCATACTTGTAGTTTACTGCCACTACGTAATCTGCTGTAGTTGGTAAGTTAGAGTCAGGGGATATAGCAACATACTCGTCACCTGAACGAACTAACACTTCTACATCTTCTGGCTTAATACCATACTTACGTAAGCCAAACATAGTTTGCTTGACAGCATCTTCTACGTTAGACCAACCTGCATCGGCATTAGGGCCATATATAGCACGTATAGCTAAATTGTCTGAGTCATCCCTGCCAACTTGTGTGATGTTCTCACGTAATGTAAGGCCATTAACACTTTCAAAATCATTAAACACTTGGCTACGCATAGCTTTAAGTTCTGACTGAGCATAGTATATCTTACCATCAGTCTTGCTATACTCAAGCATATCTGGGTCACCAGAGAGTTCAACCTCTTGGTTACGCCCCATAGCGGAAGGTCTAGCCTCTGTAGTAGCCCCCCTAACCATTGGTTCTGGATTCATAGCCCTAGCAGCCACTTCATCTGAGTTAGCCCCATAGAAAGATTTAGCCACCTTATCATCAGTCATAGACGCATCAAACATAATACGGGCTGTGTCTGGGTTAGCATTCTCAGCATTACGCCCAGCAGATGTAGGTGAGCCACCGTAGAATGTACGCTTAGTTTTAAGGTCAGCTATAATGTCATCTAAGCTACGTGCATCACGAGTGCCCCTAAAGCCCTTAGAGGCTTGTTTAGCAACACCCCCTAGTAAGGCTATGTCTAGTAGTCCGATAACGTTGTCAATCCACTTCTCAGACTCCCCATAATACCCTTCCTCTAGGAATGTACGTAGTAAGTCTACCTTAGCATACCCATTCTCATCAGGAATGATTATCTCAGAGTTGTCATCAATAATGTCAGCTAACATCTGTGTAATCTTAGGGCGTTCTTCTAGCGGCACAGATTTAATCATATCTTGCACAGATTCAAAAGAATCACCTAGTGCTAAGAAAGAGGAGATACGACCAGACTCTAAGCCACTATTCTCCCCAAGTTTGTCCTTTAAATCACTTATAATACCAGAAATAAGTTTCTGACGTGAGAAGGGAATCATTGCTTCAAAGAACTCAACTGTAGCCCCAGCCATGTTATTATCTACAGCAGCTACTTGTTGGTTTAATAAATTTTGTTTCCACTCTAGTTGGTCATTTACATAATCTATTTGGGCGGCAAAGCTCTCCCTAACACGGTCAACCTCTTGGTTACCAGAGTTAATAGGTTTAGACAACTGCTTAGTCATAAGCTCTTTACGTACACTGAACATCTCAGAAGTCTTATCTAGGGCATAACGTGAGGCATTAACCTTCTGTTCGTCTGTAGCTTCTGGGTCTAATAAGATGTTCACTAAAGGGTCTTGTACATTCTTTAAGCTTTCAGCTTTAGCCTCACCAGCTATTTGTTTCTGTACTACCTGTGTACCTTCTGTTGACATTTCATCATTAATGTCAGAGAAAGCTTTGCCTACCGCTGAGGGGTCTTCTTTAAGTAATGCTGTATTGATAGCCAACTGCTTATTAGACAAATCACTAGTTTTGATATTGTATAAAGGGGAGGTGGCTAAATCATCTAAAGAGAAAGTCTCTCCGTTTAAATCTTCTATGGAGAAGTTATCAGTGCTAGTGTTATCTGTATCTGGAGTTGTTATCACTTATATTACCCTATTGGTTTAGGTGTCACTTCTGGAGCTGGTACTGTATTTTTATATGAGCCATAAGCTCCTATAGCCCCACCCACTGCTGAGATTAAAGAGCCAGTTGCCATACCACTTTGTCTGTTAGATTCTATCTGACCTAACCTAGCGCTAGCTGCTTGAGAGAAGGCATCTGCTGAACTACCTGTGGCAAACTGAGAAGACATAGAACTAATAGCCCCAGCCTCTCCTGAGCTGCCCCCAGAGCCTTGTTGTATGGCAGCATTACGTATCCTACCTTCTAGTATTCTTTGCTCCCGTATACGCTTACGTAAGCTTGTTTGTCTATTTTCAAAATTAGCAGCAGCTTGGACTTTCTGTTGGTCTTCTGCTGCATTCTTATTGGCGTTTATTGATACTGCCGTACCTAATACACCAACTGCTATTGCTGCTATTGCTAATGCTGCCATT